GCCTTTACTCTCCAGTTACTTTCCCTAATCGCTAACTGGTTAGCACACTGAAACTCATCCCATGTAAGCTTGTTATACAAATACAACTTCACATTATCTATGTGAAATGGCTGTTCAATATCTGCGTTAGCAGAATCTATCTTTTGAGGAGCAGCGAAGCTATATGTCATGAGCACCGCCAAAATGACAATAGTTCGGCCTAATGCTCGTCCGCGAAGTGCGCTGCCTCTCAGGCGCGCAAGCGGTCTGAGCATAACATACTTGTCAAGTTTATTTGTCATTTGAGCGTAACCTTTCGGCGTGTCGTGGCTAATGTGACCTGAGTCACAATTAGTCTTTACCCCATCCAGTACCTTTGAAATGAGCTGGTGTAGCTACATATACCTTGAACATTTCCTCTTTACATACGCCACAAATAAGCGCGTAATCGTGTACTTTCTCAAGCGGTATCGTGAATTCGGCTATCGTTTCACATTTTCTGCATTCGTAATCGAATTTTGGCATTCTTCACACCTTTCTCGTTTACCATATATCCATAGGCCACAGCCTACGCATCTATGTATCAGTGTTTCCATACCCAGATGCCTGCAGTAGGTAAACTAAGTCCTCTAAACGCAGAACGGCCACCCAGTCCTGGATAGCCGCTTCGCCCTGGCCATTGAGACGTAAAACCCCTACGCCCATGCCAGTATTTAGTTTTCGGTCTTTGAGTTGTCTCATAAGACCAGATAAGTCTAGCTTAGTGCGTGCCTTTATCTCAATGTCTAAACCTGGCACGCCTGTTATATCGCTACCGTCCCTACCTGCGCCCACGGGTAAAGCGTTGTCCCAACCGTGAGCGCGAAGGTAGTCAGCCACGATGCGTTGAGAAGCGTACCCTCGATGCTTCCTGCTCTGGCTGGTCATAGACGTTCTTCATCCTCTGGCCTGAATGACCATTTACCGCTAGGGTCGACAATCTGCCAGAAAGCCTTGCACTGCTCAGCTTTACGACTCATAGGTAGCGGGCATGTATAACCTCTGTATGGTCCTTTAGGTCCTTTACCTTCTTTTAGCTTCATCTGGCCATGCTTACACGACGGAATTGGCTCAGCCTTCAGCTCTTTAATAACTAGGTCCACTGCATCGTCAAATGTGGCTACAACGTCAGCTGGTGGCTCTATAGTTGCATCCCAGACTATTTCAACTCCAGGATTTGTTGTCTGTATAAATTCTTTATGTTCTTGTGTTCTAACGCGTATTGGCGCAGGACTTGAGTGAGCGTCGTTAACCTTAGCCATTTCCAGAGATGAAGCTCGCTTTCCTCTAGCAGATAATCCGAGATTGGCCAGCGCCCGTCCGATGGATGAAGTCTCGCAATTCTCATACCAGAAATCGCGGTCCACGCCGCGGTCCTTGCGAGAACCACGCGCATAACCAATAGCGGAAGGCTGAGAATCGACATGAGTCCGATAAACAATAGCCTTGAATAGTACGATGCCTTTTTCCTCATCATGTAACACCTGCTCCGTTAAAATAGCTCCATCTGGGTATGTTTCGTAAAATTTGTGAATTCGTGAATCTACGTCTTCATAATCATTTAGATTAAACATCTAGTCTTTGTATTCCTTTCGCGTATTCGAGCTGTTCGGCGAACGTCCATAATGTGCCGTCGTGCCACGTCTGCGCTTCTTTAGCGAATCCAAAACAATAATGTCTGTTAATGACCTTACCGTGGCGTACTGACCTGATAGACCAGACCGCCTGTTCTTGTCCTCGTGGGTCGCCTACTCCCCATCTCATGCGACAGTAATCGCACCAGACGCCCCTGGGTGTCCTAATAATCATGACCGATATTGTCCCAGTCTCCGATAACACTTTCCCCTGCGAGTGCCGCGTATGACACCAGGTCAATGAATGAGTCACGGTTCGGAGTTTCCACGATTCGGGAGACTTTGACCAGAGCCATACAGATACAGACGTCCAGCGGGTCGATTTCCCGACCGAAGTAAGTTGCCCAGAGGTTCGCAATTCTTCTAATGTTAATGGCTGGGTGCCCGTATTCAAGACCGCGTTCATCTAACGTATCTGCCGCTTCCGCCATTATTTCTTTCGCTGTAAATCCATTTCGCCCTGTTGTACCCATGCTTGTAACCTTTCGTATAGTGTTTTTCCTTCGATGATTCGAGAATGCTGTAAAGCCATAATCCACCTATAAATAAACCAAGACAGATTATTACGATTTGTTCTGGCGTTAGATTATGTTTCATGTCGCCCCTTTCGTTAGGGCAAATGTACGCTTTTCAGCTGACTTAGACAGCCTGTGTGTCGGCGTGTCGTATAACGTTTTAATAACAAAGACCGCCGCGCCCACCCAATCTGAAGTAGGGTAGCTACGGCGGTTTACACTATTCTACCCGTAACGCTTACCCTCAACCACGAACGACCCTGACTTATCTATAGGTACTGTGACGGGCGTCACACCTTTACGGTCAACATACAATAACCCGAATCCTGCCTGCCAATTAAATGTCCCACGCGTGTAGTGCGCCTTGCTTACGTCCATTAAATGTCCGACCTCGAACCCAGTAAGAACACCTGTTAAAACGCCTCCAGAGGCCGTAGAGAAGGACGAAATCCCCTGCCTATGGGTATGACCACACACCACGCTCTTTCCGTGTCTTTTAGCGGCTTCTAGAGCCGTTAAACCGCCATGTGGTTTAGTGCTCTGTTCGTCACCGTGGACCATAATCCAGTCATGGGTAATCTGATATGGCTTGGTATGAAACTTAATGCCTAATTCCTTGAAACCCATAAAGTTAGGATATTCAAGCTCTGGAAGGCCAATAAGGCCTGGAAGCCTAGTAGCTAGGGATTTGTAGAGTCTATCGGTGTGATTGCTTCGGACGATGTGGGTAACGCGTAAATCGTGGAGTACCTCTTGGCAAGTATTTCTATCACGTCCAATAGTCCCCGACCATTCGTCCCGCCCAGAAGACCAACGTGAGATGGTCTGGAAATCGAGCTCATCACCCACGCATAGAACGTCGTCAGGCTTGTAACGTTGTATGAATTTGGCGAGGTTTCTAGTGGCTTTTGTGTCATGGAATGGGACTTGTAAATCGCTAATAACTACGATTCGCTTAATCTTCGTCTTCCTCATCCTCGTACTGGTGGTCGGGATTAGGGATTATCCATTCGGGTAATCTCATTTGTTCTTCAACGTACCAGCGAGCCTTGTCTTCGCCATACCCAGCACGAACGAGAGCTTCATAGCATTCGACAATTTGAGCAGCCCAGATATCTATCGGCTTTAATGGCTCACCAGTGCGACGCGCAGCGGCTTCTTTCCGCTTACGCTTAGCGGCTAGTTCTCTTTTTGTGGGTTTTTTTGCGTTCATTAGTGAGCAATTCTAATACCATGGTCTCAAGTTTTTCGATGCGCGACACGATATGCGACGCGTCAATAATGGACGGTACCTCATGGCGAATAATGTAACGAAGGCCGCCGACAATAAGAGCGCAACAAGACAAGATGGCAGCTACGAACGCTGCCCATTCTGCAGGTGTCATCGCCGACCGAATGCCGAATCGTTAGGGTTAAGATAACGAAGGATAACGGGCAGACTCGCGGCCAGAGCGGCATTCACAATCGCATTTGCATCCCAGCCCACTGCTAGATAGGTCGCTATTCCCGCTGCTAGGAAGCTTCTTGCCCAGCTTGCCGCTATCGCTTTTAGTTCTTCCATTTTCGTCTCCAGTCAGTATGGGCAGGTAAAACATGCTGCCGTCGTTATCGCCCAATTTTGTAAAGCTAATGTGGATGTGAGTCTTGTGCGGGTTTATTCCGCGGTACTTTCTCCATTTGTAATTGGCAACCCATGAAGCGATGCGTCCGTTAAAGATGATATAAGAAATTCGCTTATCAGTTCTGGCAAGTAATCGTAACTGATTAGCAAGGTCGAATGCCGCGGATTTGTCGGATTTAAGGTCAGCGTCAACGTCGAGGGCGCGTACAATCTGTTCTGGGCCCATAGGATTATGGTCAGATTTAGGACTGTGTGCCTTATGGCCAGCGGACGCTTTCCATCCATCCGAATTTCTATCTCTACTGGGGAACGCATCGTCAATTTGCTCGCGTAACTGTTGCCCCGCTTTGCACAGTTTAGCCAAGACCCAGAACCTTTAAATCATCCGCAGTAATTCCAAGCGCGGCTAGTTTTGCTTCTGCGGCCGCTTTTTTAGCA